TGCTTGCCTTCATGAATACAAACCGGATATCCACATCAGGATACTGCAATCTGATAGCAGCCATTTTAACTTTATCGGTTGGCCGCAGATATCCTTTGAACTCCACAAAGAAGTAGCTACCGTCCCTGCGCTTTACTTTGAAGTCAGGCGTGTAGACTCTCCGTGGTGGTTCCCAATCCCACTTCTCTGGTTCATACATCCAAACCAGACTCCGCTTGTCCATGTCTTCAGCGAAGATAACTTCCGCTTTGGAAGCCATATTGTACCCGGCGTATTTATGGACTCGCCGTTTCTGACCTTTGCCTCTGCGCCATGCCATTAGCTGGTCGCCTTTATATGCGCTGCTACAGCCGCTTTGTTTTCCTTCAACCATTTCTGGTGCTGGTTACAATACGGTGCAGCCTTGCAGTAGTCAAGGCACTTGGTATGAAGTCCCGGCCGCTTCTCAATAGTGAAGGTGTTACTATCATCCTGTGAGGCACCTTTAATATAAGCAGCCGCTTTGGCTTTGGTGTCCATGTCCTTTGACGCAACAGCCCTTACCTGACCGGGCCGCATTACAGCGTAGGCCGTCTTCTTTGCCCACTGGTCTTTCTCTGTGCAAAGTTCGAGTTCATTATCAGGCAGCGTTTCGTTTTTCTTCATGCTATCAATCCGGTCATAAAGAAAATCCTTTTGCTGCTTGGTAGTCCACAGATCGGAATAAACGATCTGCTCGATCTCACCTTTGGGATACTCAGGGTCTGACCATGTCTTCATCTTATCCCAATCCAAGAACCATGCGATGATAGAGATCATCTTAACTTCGATGCCGCATATTCCTAAGAGATAAGCATACAGATTCAACTGCTTTTCAAAGTCCGTCCAATCCCCAAATATTCTTTTCCAAACGGAAGTAGTCTTCCAATCGTACAGGCACCCATTGAGATAGGCATCAAACTTACCAGAGATTTTACGACCGTTGATCCGATCCCAAATTCTCCGCTCAATCAGGTAACCTTTCTTTTGATTCTTTCCCATGAACCGGCGAAGCATATACTCAAAGTGATTATGTATCGCAGTCCCTTTAAAGGACTTTAGGTTCTTAACCATCATATCATGCGTGAACGGCTGAAGGTCGATGTCTTCCTTATGGCGATCAGCAAGCATGATCTCCCGTGCTGGTCGAAGCAATCCAGTTACTGAGTAGTCCGATCCCCAATTGTCGTAGGATCTTGTGTACTCAAAGATAGCGTCTCTCAGCGGGGGAATCGTGGTGTAGTTGATATCATTTTCATTCGGCATTTATGATCTCCCTATGTATTTGCACAACTCTTCTGGACTGCGCAGTTGATGATGAAAAATGTTCCAACAGGTTCTTTTGCAGATCATCCCATTGGAAGCGTCCTTGTCGCCTTTCTCTTTCAGATAGCACGTCTTAAAGAACACATCTGAGAACTCCCATCCAATTGCCCACCCTTTTCTGGTGTCCTTATGGACTCGACAAAAGAAATAGATATGAGTTTTCTGCTGATGTGGCATCTTAGTTACGGATGCTTCGTACTCAGGTTTCGGTTCAACGGTTGTCATTTTAGTTTTGACATCAACCTTAATGTCTTGATCGTACCGGTTGATCACAAAGTCATGCTCAAAATCATTGACACGTTGACAGTCATACAGCGTCTGGAAAATCTCTTCTCCAAGATAACCATAGATATTGCCTTGACCAAACCGAATAGATCCTTTGAGCGCACCCTGAGCGTCTGCAAGTTCTTTCGCTTGCATGTACATGTTGTTTGTAATGGGCACTTGTAACATTGGTTTCCTTTCGGTTAGGGATTACCCGCTAACGCTATCACCTGTGACCGTGTTGGCTCACTCACGCTAACGGGTAACCCCGGTCAATTAGGCTTCGTCACCGGGCAATGACGGCTCTTCAGCGTCCACTCCGTCTTTATCCAGATCTGCATCATCCGATACAACATCGCTACCCGCCTTCTTCCCTGTGATAAACGACTCAAATTTTGAGGCGGTTTCAAGGGTCATTTGCGTCACGATTTCCACATTGGTCTTGCTGACCGGCATCAGACTCTTGAAGCGTTCGTCTGAGGACAGCAGGGCATCCGTAAAACTCACGGCCTGTGCTAACGCCGTGGCTCGACAGCCCTCTTCAGTCGTGGCAAAAGAGATAACCTCTTCTTTCGGGGCGTACACGGCAGGTGTCTCCGGGGAAGCATGGGCATGGCCCTTGTCCGGTGTTTTGGCGGGTTGATCTGTTCCTTTGGAAGGGGCACCGTCACCGTCAATGATCTCGACCTTGTCAAGGTTCCAGAAGTTGCCGTCCTTGACAGAGTACATGCCGACAGTGGCCGCAACACCAGCCTCTTCCAGCACTGCGATTTCATCAGCGTTTTTCCAATCCATTAAAAACTTTTCGTACTCTTCGCCGGGTTCACCATCCCGACCTAACTTGATACCAGTTACCGTAAGGCCAGTGAGAGTCTTGCCAGCTTTAGAGTCCATAGTACCTCTTTCTAATCCAGTAATTTCTAAAATCATAATTATAGTCTCCAGTTTGAGTTAAAGGTTCATCTTTTAAATTTCTCGTTCTCAAAATCCTGAGCAGCCAGATCGTCCTCAGTTATGATCTTGTCTGGATGCGCATAGACTTCTGCCACTTGATTCTCAGCACCACCAAGGTCAATCTCATAGATGCTTTCTCCGTCTTCATCAATAGCCCCTACAACGTCTTCGCTAAAGGCCAATTCATTGTAGCCGATGTCACCCGGTTTAAGATACATGTCCGGGGCACCGGGCTGATCACCAGAGCCGGTGTTGTATGAAGTACACAGCGTTGCCGGTGTACGCTCTTTAATGACCATGCCAGTTTGGTGACAGAAACATTCATCTGATTTGTTCGCCTCAGCCAGTGCCTTACCGCATTTGCGGCAGAGTCTTTTAGCCATTGTCTTTGCTCTCCTTCATGTAAGAGTATTGGTGGTGGTTGCAAAGGTAGTCGATTGCTCCCCATACCTTTAGGCCAGCACGTTTAAGGGTAAGTTGTCTACCCTTCACATCAATGCCAGCACGCTTCAGACACGACTTCGCAGTTTCTTCCGTCCATTTATCAGCCATTAAAATCCCCCTTCAATTTGTAGGTATCTGTGAAGTTTGGTGTGAGCCTTGCGCTTCATAGGCTTACAGAAGAGAAGCTCTGCACGCAGCCGCAGTTCCCGCATCGGTGTCCACGGGGTCATGTTGAGATATTGCACAAGAGATTTAATCGACTTGCGTGAGCCACGATCCACCCGGCCAACGTGCTTAAAAAATAGATTGGCCAGCTTGCCTTCGATGTCGTGGTGCAGGACATTTGCATGTCCCATGAGTCGCAGTTTCTTAATGCGCTGCGCCCAACGGTTACGATACTGAATTTGTCTCTCTCTCTGTTCTAACATAATGGTGTTTCTCCTTAAGCTGCAAGTTTAAGTTTATTGAGTTCCCCCCAACTCTCCCCATATTCAGCATCACCGTCCATAGGTAGGTCGAAGTTGATCTCAGGCCATAGCTGCATGACATATTCGGGCAGCGATCTGAATACGTCTCTACACATCAATGCAATGGCTTCCATTTCATCAGCATATACATCAAATAAAATTGAATCATGAACCTGACCGATCATCAAAGATTTGAATCCAGCTTTCTTGAACCTCTTATAAATGATGGTCATTGCCAGCGGCATAATGTCGGCCGTGGCGAACGCTTGCACCGGGAAGTTCTTTACTTGCTGAGGTCTGTATCCCTTTGGCCCTTTGTAAAAACGAAACTTGCGGCCGGTAGGATTGCGCAGGACACCGTTGTTCCGATAAACCATTCGGATGTTCTCCGCTTGCCACTTGGCCAAACCAGAGTACTTGGCATAGAATGCTTCCACGATCTCTTCCCATTTTTTCTTAGATAGGCTTGGCATTTTCTGATCCATATAAAATGAATATGCTGAACCACCATAGATCAAACGGAAAGTCATAATCTTTGCAATCGTCCTCAGTTCCGAATCCTTCTTGGTTAGAGGGTCACCGTTCTTATCAAACTTTGCACCAAAGAAATTCTTAGCATTCTCTGTATGCGGGTCAATACCGGCTCTGATTTCTTCCATCATAACCACATCCCTACAAAGGATTGCAACCCCTACCCACTCCGCTTTTGATATATCACACTCAAGAATAAAATCTAAGCGTGCCCTAAAGGACAGCTTGACAGGGCTTGTACCCTCACGGGGAAGGTTCTGGCCATTAGGATCAGACGAAGACAACCTGCCGGTCTTAGTGACCGTCATGTTATACTTTGGATGGACGATACCATCCACAACCTTATTAATGATCCCGGCCCCATCCTTACCCATTAAGGATTCAAGAGCTTTAGCAGCACCAGATCGTTCAACCAACCACTTCTTTAGATTGCGCTGCGTTTTAGTTTTAGCCGTTAAAAACTTTATGGTATTCTTGTCAGTCTTGTAAACGCCTTCCTTTTTGGTTTCCATTTTCTTACCAGCGGCGAAGCCCATTCCTTTGACCTTTTCTTCATCGAATACAATCCGCATTTTATAGGTCGATTCCGGTTTAGACTTAAGCTCCCGTATGATCCACTCTTCACGGGGCCGCTTAATGATACCACCAAATAGTACAGCCGATAGCTCCGGGCCACTGCTTAGGTTGAAGTCATATCCAACAACCATTTTAATGTCAGTGTCCAGTACAGCCAGCTTAAGGCGTAAGGCTTTCACATGGCGCATGGCCTCTTCTACATCCAACACCATACCGTTGCGCTCTATGGTTGATAGAACACGGGTGCATTCATTCTGGATAGCAGTCAAGCCTTCCATTTTATTAAGCCTCACTAACGGTACTTGCCTTTGATAGATTGCCAATGTGTTAATACAATCCTGCTCACAGTACGGCAGCAGGATGCGCAGTGGCACTTCCCTTGTCTCATATCCTGCATCCCACATGGTCTTGACCCGATCTATCTTGTGGACATTGAGATAACGTTTCGAGAGTTCTTCCAGAGACAGGTCACCGATCCGCTGAGAGTTCAACAAATACTCAGTAACCTGTGTACACCACAGTTTAGCGTGGCTTGAGGTAACTCCTATCTCCCGCAGCCAGTTCAAATCAAACTT